GCGTCTACAAGATCAATTTGGCGGCGGCGGACATGAACGGGGACACGGTGGTGCTGCGGTTCACGGCCAGCGGCGCGGACGACCGGCTCATAGTGATAGTGACGCAACCGACGTGAGTGAAATGATCATCGACCAGACAAGTGGATACGGCGGGCAGCTTCCGACGGTGCTGGCGCACGGCCACGTCGCAACTTACATAGTGAGCTTGCAAGTATGGCCGGATAGTCTAAACGTGAATAAGACTGGGCCAACCTCGGCGGTGATTTCGGGAGGTGGGATGTCGGTCGTGATCGGAAAGGTTGGTGCACAATGACTCTGGTTCTTGGGCAAAAGGAGCGAGGACTGTCGAGGACCATACAGATCTTCGATGCGGGTGGGGAAGTGATTACCCCCGGAGAGCATGATCTGGTGCGAGTGCGAATCAATCGACAAGGGCAGCCGGACGTGTTGACAGTGACGAGCGGAACTCCGTCTGCGAATGGGAGCACCGTGATAAAGGGAAGTACAAATATGGTTGTTTTGGTCTCAGACGATCTGGATTTTGCTCCGGGAACGTACACGCTGCTCGTCGAGTACTGGGACAACACGAGTGCAAGGTGGATGGAAGTTGGTCGGGAATGCATCGTTTTGGAGCACACGAGTTAGGAAGGGAGTAAGATGGGCAGCATAGTCGACCCATCGGCAGTGTGGTTGGAGTTGGGTTTGAGCGGCTCGATCACAGAGGAAGAGCGGGCAGTGGTCGAGCAGTGTATAGTGAAGGCTGAAGGAGCTGTGAAGCGGTATCTCCACTATGATCCGGTACTGAGACGGAGGACGGAGTATTATCCTAGTCATGATCTAGGTTCTGGGTTGGGGGGGTCGGTATGGGAGGTGTCGAGTACACAAACTTACATTCGTCAAGTGTCGAGCGGACAGACCTCCGAGTTGCAACTCAGGCACATTCCGGTACATTCTGTACCGGCTATGGAGGTGAGGATTGATTATGATGGTCGTTCGGGAACGAGAGCTGGAGCATTCGGAGATGACACGATCCAGACGGAGGGCGAAGACTTCTGGATGAATTATGACATGGTGGATAGCGATGGGGTGAAGTTCTGCCAGGATGGATTGCTTAGAAGTCAAGGAGTGTGGCCTCTGACGGCCGGGACGGTCCGGGTCGAGTACACGGCCGGCTACTCGGATGCGGAACTGCATGGGGAGCATGCAGAAGATGTAGATGTGGTGCTAGATGCTTCGCCGATCTGGACGGCTGTGTTGGAGGAAGCAAAGCGTCGGGTTGAGCAGATCATGGTAAGGAAAAAGAAGACGGCGGGTTGGGTGGCTGGTCCATTTTCTTCAGAGCGTCTGGGGGATTACAGTTACTCGATCGACACGTCTTTGGCAAAAGCTTTGTATGGAAACAGTGTGGAATTGACGGACGAGTCGAAGATGCTTTTGCATCCGTTCATGAACATGGGGTGGGATGTGTGATCCTAGTAGATCGACGTGTGGATGTCGAGGAAAGAAGAGGATGAGCAGTATTCTGGACAACATGCCCGATGAGTGTACGATACGACGGCGGATCCGTACGAAGGGGGAGCTTGGTGGAAGCAAGGATTCCAGCACGGAGGAGCAGACCGGAGTGAGCTGTTGGGAGCAGCAGGTCTCGGCTGCTGAATCTTTGGCATATCAAAAACAGGGCGCGAGTTTGCGGAGCAAGGTCTTCTTCGCGGAAAATCCGAATGTATCAAGACGGCACCAGATAGTGATAACGAGCAGGAATGGAGAGGCGATAGCTTCAGCAGATCAGGAGGCTTGGGACGTACTCAGTTTTGCGGCTCCTGATGTATCGGTTGGACGAGGATTGCTCTGGCGGGTGATGATTGGAAGGGGGACTGCGGAGGTTTGATGGTAATGAGGGTGGTTTGTCGAACTGTTGATTCATTTGTTGAGAACCTCCACTTGGGAGAGGTGGTCGAGAAGACCGTCTGGGTGGATGACACGAGTCGAGAAGTGGCCGAGCACAAGATTCTTCATAGCCTTCAGGCTTCTGCTGTGATGCGTTTGGCAGATGGTGGTGAACTCTTGCTTCAGTATGGCGAGGACGTGGGTTGGGATTTCATGGATGGAGAGCCGGAATTGGAAGGGACGGAGGCGGCAAATCATCGGAAGGGTTATTTGAAGCAGTGTTGTGAAGACATGGGCTTGGTGATTAGACCTGGAATCGTGACAGAGTAGTATAGGTTGCTACACCAGAGGGAGAAGAGAGATGTTGAAGCAGTTGCTGACCGAGCAAGAAGCAATCTCTGAAGTGAGGGAGATTGTCAATTCTGTTCTGGGCAAGCGGTGGATGATCGCCGTGTGGTGTGTAGAGGAGACCGAAGGGAAGGGTGAGCCGAACCTGTTGAGGTTGGCTGGTGAGGTGACGTGGCGATTTCTGTTGGGGGACTTTGAAGAGTCTCTTCGGTTGCTCCGCGAGAAGTTGGATGAGCAGTTGGAAGCTGAAAGGCCACCCGTTCCGACTCCGTTGGAAATAGCACCGTTCTTGCTGGAAGACAGCGAAGAGAGAGAAGAGTTGGAGAACGTAAAGCTAGAGGGTTTGGGAGAATTGTTTGGTGAGAAGCAAGGGGGTGAGAAGGAATGATTCTAGGAATTGATGTATTTTGGCATTCGTTTCTTTTTCGACGACCCCCTCGATCACGAGCAATCGAAGCGTCAGAGCGGGCACAGGCTCGTTTGGAGGATTCCACTCGCCGGCTGAAGCGAGCAGTACGTCGAGTGCTGAAGTTGGAGCGGGGAGTAGCAAAGTCAATGACTCGGGAGGTTGCCCGGATCGAACGGGCCAAAGCCATAGCCGAGACAATAGCTGAGGATGTCAAGGATGCTCTACAGGCCATCGAACGGTCCGAGCAGTCGATGGAGATACTCAGAACTGAGCATGAAGCCGATTCGGCAGCAATCGAGACCCTCACTGCCCGGATCAAAGAGTACCAAGCGATGTGCGAAGCGAACATCGCTCTGGCCAACCACCGCCGGGGGCAGATGGCTCCCAGTACAGAGATGTAAGACAGGAGAGCAGAGATGGGCTCGGCGTTGACGAAGGCGATCCGCAGGACGGAGGCTGTGGCTATGGCAGCTTATGATAATGGGACGAGGGAAAAGGCAGTTGGAGTCCCGTTGGATTTTGTTCCTCCCGCTCCGTTGGCTGGGATGACGAGTTGGCAGGATCAGCAAGTCTTCGCTGAGCGATATGGCATGATGCGAGAGTGGGTCTATTCCGCAGTCAACGCTTTGGCTAGTGAGGGAGCGGGACAGCCTTTGGTTGTGGCTCGTTTGTCTGGATCCAAGGCAAAGCCGCAGGGGAAGAAGCTTTGCGAACTAAAGCGGATGACAGAGACGATTCGTCAAAAGACGGCTGAGGTGGAATACGAGATTCAAAAGGATCACCCGCTTGTGGATTTGTTGGATCATCCGAATCCGATCCAGGAAAAATGGCAGTTCGTCTATTCGTTCTTTGCTAATTTGATGTTGACAGGCATAGCATATATCGCTCTTGGCTATTCTAAGCGTTTGAAGAAGCCGGAATTGTACAGTCTGCCATCGACATGGGTGAAGCCAAATCATGAGCAAGGGCTGTTCTCTCGATTTGAAGTGAAGAATCCGAGAGTGGTCGGGGTAGAGCCTGCTATACTTGACCGCACACAAGTGGGTTTCGCCATGTTGCCGAATCCGGGTGATCCATTGGCTGCCTTGGCTCCGGCTTCGTCTCAGCTTAGAACGTTGAGGATTCATGAGCAAATGCTCAATGGACAGGAGAAATTCTTTCGGAATGGGATCTTTCCGTCAGTGATCGTCACTATGGCTCAAGGGCCTTATCAGAGTATGCAAGGTAAGGTGGTGCGGCCGGTGTTGATGGGTCAGCAACGACGCATGATCCATCATGCCCTTCGGCAGAATATCTTGGGAGATATGAATCAAGGCACGGCGTTCATCGTCGATGGCTTGGTTGAAGATGTGAAGTCATTCTCTCTGACGAACCGCGAGATGGGCTGGGACAGGACGGAGGACAAACTCAAGACGCGGATCTTGTCAGCTTTCGGCGTCCACTCGTTCATTCTCGGCGAATTCATACCAGGCTCGCGAAGCCAAGCTGAAATCATTGAGGAACGATTCTACAAGCGGGTGAACACCTACCTGGATATGCTCTCGACATTGCTTACAAACTTGCTGGGCTCGATCTACGGAGACGAGCGATTGCTGATCTGGTTTGAGCAATGTCAGGCATCGAATCCTGATCGACGTACATCGACGTTCTTGTCGATGCGTGCTTCAGGAGACATTTCGCAGAACGAGCTACGGGCAGAGATGGGCTTATCTCCAGATGAGGATCTGAATCAGGCAGTGATTCAGCCGAGCATGATGCAGGGAGTTCAAGGTATCCTTGGGTTGCTTGGTCAAGGTATGATCCAGCAGGAGCAAACCGTTGCGATTTTAGAGGGTATGGGTATCCCGACCGATATGGCCAAGGAGATTGCTGGCGTCGGATTGTCGAAGCCTGAGCCTCCAAAACCTCCGAAGCCACCTGCTGAAGGGGAGAAGCCTGAGAGGGAAGAAGAGCTGGAAGAGGGCGAGAACATGGATGAAGCTGTGGAGGAGTTGAAGGTAGCGAACCTCCTGTTAGCTAAAGCTTTGGAAGAGCCTGAGCAGCAGGCCGAGCGGATCTTGAGGAGTGTGGAATGTCGGTGCTGACTCGACGGGGATTGCAAGCTGCCGAATTGCGAAGGAAGGCCACTGCTGTCCATCATCGGCGTCGAAGCTTGATCGTCAAGAACCGGCGGTTGGTACAGAAGGTGGTAGCCAATCGGCAATTCCTCGATGCCGAACGAGAGGTGACGAAGGTTTTGATTCCGTTCTTCGTCGAACAAGGACGGTCGATGGTTTCGCGGCTGCGAAAGCTGGAAGTGAGACCAAGCAAGGCAGTCGTCCCCGGTTCTGCCTCTGGTATTGTTTCTCTGATCTTCGATCCGATGGAGTGGCATTCCGAGTTGACGAATCGCTTGTTGCCCGTGTTGGCGAGGAAGATGGCCGAGGCAGGCGTTGTCCACCTGATGTCTTACGGTGTGGATGTACGAAGGAAGAAGAGAGGAAAGAAAGGACTGAAGTACAACCCGAATCGTGATGAGCTTGGGAGGTTTGCTTCTGGAGGTGGTACGGGAGGTTTTTCGGAATCGGAGTGGAAAGAAGCTAGACAGAATTGGAAGAGTAGCAAGGGAACGGATCCCGAGGTGAATCGAGCGGCCGTAGAGGCATGTGGGGTAAGGATAGAAGCACCCAAGGCGCTTGAGAATGAGACGATAGAAGCTGTTGCTCATCTTGTTATGGATAGCAAGGTTATGGCTGGAGAGTTGAGCAACCTCACTGTGGATGTAAGGCCACAGGCCAGAGCGTATGGACAATCGAAGAAGGGGAAACTCGTTCTGGATAGCGGAGGTCTAGAAGAATTCGGTCCTGGATTTGGTGCTGGCGTGATCCGACATGAGTTGGAACATAATCGTCTCACAAGAAAAGGGGTGCCTAGCGGTAAGCAAGAGAGTCGCTGTTTGCATGCTTCTGGGACATGGTGCCAGCTTCAATATCAATTGAAGGCTTCTACGAATCCATCGGCTGCTGAAGGGTTTCGCAAAGCAGCGGAGATGCAAGGAGTGAAGGTTAGAAAGCAAGCTGGCCAAGCTCGGTGGCTTTGTCTGTTTGCCGAGCTTCCCGAAGAGGCCGTAGATCTGCCAAGTGGTTGGGAATTGTTGAAGGATGATTCAGATGGCGGTGGAGGTGGAGGTGGAGGTGGAGGTGGAGGTGGATTGGCTTCTAAGAAGGAAGAGGATCTGTTCCTATCGTTCGGCGTAGATGTACGGAAGAAGGGGGGAAAGAAAGGACTGAAGTACAACCCGAATCGTGATGAGCTTGGGAGGTTTGCTTCTGGAGGAGGAGGGGGAGGTGGAATAGGGGGAGTTGAAGAAATTCAGGGCACAAGGTCATATCAGGAGATGTCGCAGATCTTAGGGGAACAACCCAGCGGGTGGTATGATGCCAGAGGATCGGAGTTGGATGCATTGACAGCGGCCAGGGAAGGGATGACGAATCCGCTTGCCGGAAAGGCTGGGGAGGAGTTCTACGTGGAGAAGTTGGGACATAGCAGGGAGGCATACGAAGAGGTGAACGAGACGTTGAGGGGACACGGGAGCGTAGCATCTGTTCAGGAAGCATCGGACAAGAAAATCATAGGTATGATGCAAGAGGATTCTCCTCGTGGAAAGTTGATGCGAGATGTAGCCTTGGCCGAGACGTCGCTTTTGGCTGCTCACTATGAAGGCAGTAAGGAGAGGGGCGATGTTCCAGCTACGAAGTTGTATCGGGGTGGCAGCGTGGGAAAGAATGAAGTTGAATCTTGGACAACAGACCCGAGAGGCGCAGCAACGCAATATATCGGGGGAGAAAGTAGAATAGAAGTATCGCACTCTAGAGACATCGGGGAGATGATTTCCGATGGGTACATAAGCATCGGCGGGATCGGTCGGATGATGGGGGCACCGGGCGAGTCGGAAGTGACGATGATCAACTGGCATCCTGAGACGGAGAGTAAGTCGTTCTCTTCTCTCAGAGCTACTAAGGCTACCACCGCCGCGGAGTGGGCCGAGGAGAACGTAGCCGATTGGGATTCGTTGGTCGAAGCCTTCGAGGCTTCCGATTTGCCTCTGGGCATCTTGAACGAGATCCCAAGATGGATGCAGAAGAGCATCGCTCAGCGTCTTACCGAGTCGTTTGCCGAGGACTACTGGAACTCGATCTCTGAGACGACGATGGGAGACGCAGAGCGGGTGCTTCGTCGGGGATTGGCTGAGGGACAGTCGATCGGTGAGATGGCTACGCAGCTTCGTAAGTATTTTGAGGACGGTGGCTTTCGCTACGCCCGTCGCAGATCGGAGAACATTGCGAGGACGGAGTCTGGCAATGCCTTGAACGGAGCGAGGAAGGATAGTGTTGCTCAGTTGCAGCGAGAATTGGGACCGAAGGTGCCGATGAAGCAGGCCTGGCTCTCCGTGCTCGGAAACACGACGCGAGCGACTCATGCCAATTTGGACGGCGTGCCGGAGGATGAGAACGGAATGTGGAATCTGTCCGGCTATGAGATACCTTGGCCGGGGCATGTTTCCTTGCCGCCCGAAGAACGTTGCAATTGTCAATGCTCGTTGACGGTTGAGTTCGGGATGGACGAGGAGGCAGCCCAGCGGGAGATCGAGGAATACTGGACTCGTGTGGAGGAGCAAGAAGTTGAGGGCAAGGAAGAAGAAATAGCACAGGAAGAAGAGCGAGTTTCAGAGGTACAGAGGGCCGCCGCTGCGTTGGGAGCCGCGGACTTGGAGGCTGAGCTGGAAAGAATCAGAAGAGAGTTGAGAAAGTTGAGGGAGGAGCAAGAGCAAGCTCGCAAAGCCGGAAGGAAGCCCACGAGAAGAGAAATGGAGAAATGGAAACGTCGTATCTCGGAGTTGGCTGAGGATTTTGAAGAAGTGGCAGAAGAGCTTGAGCGAAGGCAGGGAGCAGTCGAGGAGGAGGAAGAGGAAGAGGAAGAGGAGAAGGGGGTCGAATGGTATCGACAGAAGTACAACCCATACCATGATGAGCTTGGAAGGTTTACTTCCGGTCCTGGAGGTGGGGGTGGAGTAGCAGGAGAAGGAGGAGAAGGAGTAGCAGGGGAAGAAGGAAGTGGGAGACTTATCGAGAGCGCGGGTGATCTCCCGTTGCCACCGAACTTAAAGAAGAATCAGGAGGATGTTATGAGAAAGGTCGCAGCATATGATGAGAATGTGAAGGAAACGGAAACCACTATGGATTACTCAGTGTCTAGTTATACGAAAGATGATTATAAAACTATCAACGAAGCGTTGCGACGTGGGGAAGAGTTGGATCCCAAAAGCGAGAGGATCAAAGAGCACATGGATGAGGTCACGAATACACCGATCGTACCGCCTGCCACTACCTACCGTGGATGTGGACGAAATGCAAACCAAGTATTGGAAAATGCGCGACGGGTGATGGAAGAGGGAGGGACGATCAGAGATGATGGGTTTGTATCGACTTCGTTCTCAGTGGAGCAAGCGATTGGGTATACTAGTGATGACAAAGTTTTGCTGCAAATAACGGCTAACAAGGGAGCAGCAGTGGAATCAATCAGTTGGTTTCAGGAGGAAAGAGAAGTGGTATTACCCCGCTCGTCCAGATTTCGAGTAGTTGGGATTGACACGGATGTAGACATAGAGGGAGAGAGAGGACGGGATTCGGGATACACAGTGATTCGATTGGAGCAGGCATCATGACTGAGAAGAGACGAGAGAAGTTCATAGCCGAGGCTGACGATTTCGTTTGGCCTTGGGATGAGCGATCAAAGGACACGATTGGAGCAGTCGAGGAGGAGGAAGAAGAGGAGAAGGGGGTTGGACAACTTCAGCAAAAGTACAATCCAAACCGTGATGAGCTCGGGAGGTTTGCTTCTGGAGGTGGAGTAGGAGCTGCAACAGAATCGAGAGCCAAGCGGGCCAAGCGTACACACAAACCCAGCACTGCCGAAAAGCAGCGCCGGGGTGAGGCTGAGCAAGCAAGGTTGGCTAAGTTGGTCAGGGGACGAGAAACGGACGATAATGACGCTTTCGATGTGTTGAAGGGCAAGCATGCGGTCGAAGTCAAGACTGTTATGGATAATAACAATGACAAGATCACGGTGCATCCGAAGTCGAGACGACGGAAGGAAGCTTTCGCGGAGAAGAGAAGAATGCAGATGCACACGATCGCGATTGATATTCGTGGAGGAAAAAGGGTATACTACCACAAGAATGGAGTCGGGGCGTTCCGCTTAAGCAGCATGGATCGTGTGACTGTAAGCGAACTAAGAGAGAGGTTGAGCTGAGATGGGATACTGGTTAGAAGATGGTGATGAGAAGTGGCTGGGAGACTTGGCCACCAACAAGGGTGTTGTTCAGTTGAGAGAGGTTGGAAGTCCTGCTTTGAATGAGTTTCTAGAAGCTGGAGAGGCAGACGAGGAGTTGGTTGGAAGAGTGATCGCAGAAACAAGGAAGCTGTCGACTGTGTCATACATAGCCGAAATGTTGGGAGAAGCAAAGACGCCAGTGTTCGTGACGGACGGGTGTGGAGAAGCAAAAGAAGGAAAGGGTCGAGAATGATTGTCATCAGGGAAGAAATTGAGGAAGCTCTGAAACGTGTCAATCATGTGATAGTTGCCACTCTTCGTGAAAAGAAGGTCAAGCGAAATGACCGCTGTCCATGTGGAAGCGGGCGAAAGTTCAAGCAATGCTGCATGAGGGAGCTTAGAACGTGACTCATCGGGGAAACGGGCAGGTGATTCATGGGGACGTGCTCAAGCCGAGCAACCCAAACTATCGGGGATTGGCGGAAAAGATAGGGGAGCTATTCCTCACCGTTTGCGAGTTGTATGGACGAGCCACCGGCGGTGAGCCATTTCCGGTGCCGAAAGAGATGGAGGCACATTTTCTTCGATGGCGGCAGATGCTCCTCCGGCATCGGAAGGGAGACTTTCGTAACAGTCCGTCGGAGTGGGCGTCGGTGAAAGAGGTGGCCCAGTTTGTGTTCGACTGGCATTGCCATCTTCGTGGGCAATCGCTGAAGGTATTATCTTGGAGTGATTGATTGTGGCAATTCTGCCAAGAGTGGCCAATGTAGATTTCTCCCGTTTGAAGATCGAAGCTGGAGATCGGGTGATAGTGCGTTATTGGTGTGATATGTCGAGTGAGGAGAAGGGGAGACTACAAAAGGCTGTGTCTAAGTGGGCCGGTGAGGAGGTGCGGGTGTTGCTTGTGGATGTGCGGAAGATAGATGTGCAAGTGGAAAAAGCAAGGATTGACAAATGACGGAAACATCGGGGATTGCCAGGTTGTTACGAGACGAATCGTTGGAGCAATTTCTTGCCGCGATGCGAGATTTCAATCAGGCGTTTGTAGATGCTTTGGCTTCTGGTGTGGATTTCACAATCAAACTGGAGGTGCGAGGAAATTGCGGAGAATTGCTCCACGCAAAAATCGACGATCAATCTTGGCGTCGTCCTAGGGGGGTAGAGAAGAGGGTGGAGGATCGGCAGAAAAGGGGACAGGTTTTTGGAAAATCTGCTAGGTGAAACTTCGGTTTTCCCTTATAATCGGTGTTGGAGAGATTGAGATGCTCCCCGCGTTGGGAGCATTGAATCGCGTCCAGGCGTTCGGAGAGCGAAGCCGCGGCGTATAGGGTTTCTTCTAGGGGGGTTTCCCTTTAGAGGAAAGACTTATGCACTGCGGCTTTTCTTTTTGGGAGAGGAGGATATGGCAAAGAACGTCACATTCTTTTTGGGTACGGCGACTGGATTAGCGAGCCGAACTCTGACGATCACGCGAATGCCAAGGGCGGGAGACACGCTTCCGATTACTCCGCAGTATGGACCCACTGATGTGGGGGCGACCACTCAGAACGTGACCGTAGCCTTGCCAGACAATACGATCTGGCAGGCAGTGCTCCGAGATGTGAGGACCTCCGGAGAAGTGAACTCCCCAGATTCGGTCTTGAACTTCCACACTGGATCGCTTCAGTTTCCAGGGCCTAGAGAGTGGGAAGATCTGCGGCTCCAGATTCTACATATGGAAGATCTGTCGAGCTCCAGCTCCAGCAGTTCGGCGAGCAGTCTGAGCAGTTCTTCGTGGTCGAGTCACAGTTCCAGCAGTTCGGAAAGTTCGATCAGCTCTAGCTCCAGCAGTTCGCTCACGAGTAGTTCCAGCAGCCTGTCTGAGTTCTCTAGCAGTTCCAGCAGCAGCAGCGAGAGCAGCTCATCCGGCACGAGTAGTTCTAGCAGCTCATCCGGCACGAGTAGTTCCAGCAGTTCCACCAGCTCCAGCAGCAGCAGTACCAGTTTGAGCAGCACCAGCAGCAGCAGTCTGAGCAGTTCTAGCAGCAGCAGCGAGAGCAGCTCATCCGGCACGAGTAGTTCTAGCAGCCCGAGCAGTGAGAGCAGTTCTTCCTGGTCGGGAGCGTGATGAAATGGATAGAATCGTTGCTTCTCATGCAGGAGCATAGGATTGAGTCGAAACGTAAAAACTCAAGAGAGGATGAGAGACATGACAAAGCTTTCGGTGTCGATGAATCGGTCTGCGATTGTGGATTTCGTGCTGTTCGGTCCTGAGACCCCGGTAGAGGTTCTGTTTCGACAGCTTTTCTCAGCAGTGAAGCGGATCGGAAAGCCGGTCACTGGGCGGGCATTTCGCCGGCCACCGAGGGGAGAAGGAGCATGGCCGAATCTTCACGATGTGGTGCGGTGGTTGGACAGTCTGGATGATTCGGAAGAGAAGGCTGAAGAGGTGGAGTTCCTTCACAAACTGTTCAACACGACCAAAACTCGTGTGCGTCCCGAAGTTCTGGAAGAGTTGGAGAGGAGCACGGAGCAAGACGAACTCGCCTTGGCGTAGGTGTAGGGATCTTAACATGTTCATCGGGTATCAAGCGATTGCGGTTCCGGCCGGAGCGGAGCAGACGGCCGCTGCTTTGACCATTCCGCCAGCCACACAGCGGGCTTGGCTTCAAGCATCCTCGAACAATATCCGCTTCACTCTGAACGGGTCTCCCGCAAGTCCTTTGCATGGGATGACTTTGCTCGTTGCACAGCATCCGATCTGGGTTGAGCGGGAAGACTTGGCCAACATCCGATTCTGCTCGGCCAACGCTGCTGCTGGTGCTCAGTTGGACATTCAATACTGGACGACGAGGGATGTGTAGTATGGCCAGAACAAAAGCAGTGACTCCCCACGATAGATTGCTTAGTCTGGTGCGAGCCAGGACGGAGAAGCAGACCGAGTTCAACTACGGCATCCTCACCGCTGATCGCTACGTCAAGCGATTCCTCGACGAGATTGGGGATCGGGCTTGTCATCATCATATGTGTCAGACAAATGGGGGTTGGGCTTCGCTCGATGATGTGGTACGGAAGGCTGCCGAAACGCTCTCTTATATCAATGCCGATATGGAGGTGAAGGCGAAGGGCGAAGACGAACTGCCATCTTCGATCCGACGACCGAAGAACACTTTGATGGTCTTCCGCCACGTTTTGACTACGAGTATATGGGATCGGGACGGGGATAGGCTTCGGACGAAGGGAGCGATTCTTGATCCGAAGATGCTGCTGCTTTGGCAGCATGCTCATACGCTGCCCATCGGTAAGATGCTAGCGGTGGCGAGCCATACGAAGGATGAGCTCCAGTTGTATTCGTGCATCGTGGACGTGAACGAGCTATGTCACGATGCAGCAGTGATGCTTGATAATGATATGGGTCGATTCTCGCACGGCTTTCGAGCTATCGACTTCCTGGAGCTCAAAGGGAGAAGGGGTTCGTCTGGTGGGTTTGATGTCAAGGAGTTTGAGATCCTTGAAGAGTCGTTAGTTTCCGTACCGGCCAATCCGGATGCGGAGACTGAGGAGGTGTTGCTGTCGTTGGTCGAGGGCAGGAAGTTGACGAGCCCGTTGATGAAGGATTATGGCCGAGCGGTGCGGGAAAGATTGCCGCTAAGCGTGCCTGTGGAGCTGGATTTGAAAGTGTTAATCAACAATCAGGAGGTTGAAAGTTATGAGGACGAGTCCCGAGACGAGGCGAGAGAGGGAGACGGAGCAGAAAGTGGCTCACCAGAAAAAGCCTCGGCAGATGGAGGGCGGAAGGAAAGGAGAAAGGAGAGGAGAAAAGAGGGGTCGGCCGAAGCTGACGAAGTGAAGCAAGAAATGTTTTCTTGTGAGTGCATCAAGTGTGGCTACGAAGTGGAAACTAAGGAGCACTGCAAAGATATCGAGTGCCCGAAGTGCGGTGGAACAATGCGAAGGAAGGAACGTCCGGGAGCGGGCGAGGAAGTGAAGGATTTTGAGATGGCCACTTATCAGCCTGAGGGACAAAAGCCATACCCGAACGAGCACGCCCTGCGGTTGAACGATCCGGGCAAGTACAAGCGGATTCGCCGACAAAACGATAAGTTCGGTTCTGGTATTCATGCTATCTTTGGCATCACTGAGGATGGAAAGACAGAATTGCAAGCCATTAGATTCTCAGCCGATAAGTTCACAGCCGAGGAAGCCCGCAAGTGGTTGGAGGATCACGACTACAAGACGAGCGGGTTTGAGCCGGCGAAGAAGCCGAAGAAGCAATTGATTGAAGATTCCGCTTCGGGAGGGGGGAATGTCGTCCTTTCAAGAGAGGGCCAAAAGATGGTTTGTCCTGAGTGCGTTCATGTGGGTCCTAGCAAGGATGGTAAATGTCCTGAATGCGGAGCCGTGTTGGTGTCGAGAAAGGATTTCATTCTGGAGAAGGCTGGTCGTGTGTTAAACAAAGCAAACGAGCAGAAGATTCGGGATGCTATGGACGACTTGGATGAAGTGGCAAAGATGAAGGACATTTCTCGGGCTTGCAAATCCTTGGTTGGCCAGGCCAGACGGGGTCTTGGAGAGGTCATTGCTTCACTTGGAGACGGTGAAGGAGCAGAGAAGATCGAGACGGAAATGGATACCAAGCAAGCCCTAGCAGTTCTGCTCGCTACGGGTGGAGAGAAGGAGTTGAAGGTCATGTCGTCGATACTCGAAGCGATTGAAAAAAGTCGTCGAGAGGATGAGATGGCCAAGCAGTATGCGGAGCTTTTTGACTAGAAATCTTTCTGAGGAGAGGTGCAAACGATGTTGAAGTTGACCAAGGCGTTGCTTGATTGGCTTGTAGCCAATCGAGATGTTGACAAGGAGGCGACCGACGATGAGTTCCGGCTGGAAGCTGGAAAGGCGATTGCGGAAGGTGAGCTGTCGGCGGAGAAGTTTGCAGAACTGATCGCTGATGAGAAGGCTGCCGAAGCGAATCAGTTCGTCGATCGTCTGGACAAGATGGCTCAGGGGATCACCGATCTGACCAAGGCGATCCTGGACAAGGATGGCAAAGAATCTGAGCAGAAAAAGAAGATGGATGAGTCTGCTGGCGACGAGAAGAGGACGGAGCTGGCGGACTTGGAAAAGGTTGTGCGATCGAACAGCGCAGCTAAGGATGGAGAGATGGAGTCGTCTGGTCCTGATCGCACCCACGTGCACATGAAGACCGTTGACGAGATCTTTTCCACTACGAAGTCGGTGCGGAAGTTTCCTGAGAAGGGACGTTTCTCGCCGAACTCGATGGCTGGCCAGCCAGCAGAAACGCTGGGCCGAACGCTGTACGAATCGAGCGAGTTGGACAAGGCTTTGGGCGGTGTCTGGGGCAAAGTCGAGATGGCGATGCTGATGCCGAACATCTGTGGTCCGGCCCGCTACTTCGAGTCGATGACTGAAATCGACAAGAAGTTGTTTCACTATCTTGCTGAAGAGGCAGAGTGGGATGACACGATCAAGGAGAACGAGCCGAGGACTCGTCGAGGCTACCCGGGTGGTGTTAAGCAACTGATCGACGATGCCGTCTCTGGTGGGGTCGTTGCTGCCCCGGTCGTATTCGATGACCAAATCGTTGAGACCCCCCGACTCTACGGCGAGTTGTATCCGTTGGTGAACGAAGTGGCTCTCCCCCGCGGCCGCCGAGTTGAGGGGGTGTCGATCGGTCAGTTCACCGGAGAGTGGGGCGGCGTTGACGCCACGAACATCAACTTGTTCAACACAGCGGGTTACGTGGCCGCATTCAACACCACGATCTACCGGGCTCAGGGAGCGGTGACGATCGGCTTGGATTTCATTAGCGACAGTCCGATCAACTTCCAGGGAACGCTCTCGCGGCAGATGGGTGAGTGGCTGCTTCAGACTCTGGACGATGTAGTGGCTACCGGCAACGGTACGACTCAGCCTCAGGGAGTGATGAACGCCGCCGGGACGACGGTGGTGGCATTCGGTGGGGCTACTACGTTGGGTGCATACGAGGGATTGTATTACGGCGTGCACAAGCGGGAGAAGAGGGCGAATCTTAAGAACTCGATCGTCTTCTGTGGCACAGAGACGAGCTACAGTCGGGCCCGAGGGTTGAACGTCACAAACGCTGACCAGCGACGACTGGGTGGTGGAGAGGGTGGTCAAGGAGACTACGATTCGTACAGGTGGCTAGGACGTCCGTACAAGATCAACGAGTCGTTAACGAACCAACAGATCTTCTACTTCGTCGGTAAGCGATACCGGATGTACCGCCGTCATGGGTTTGAGTTGCGGACGAGTACCGAAGGAGCCACGCTGATTCGGGCTAATGAAGTCCTCATCTCTTTTACTGCTCGCTACGGCGGGCAGCCTGAGAGGGGAGCAACAGCCGCTGTCACAACCACCGCGCCGGCATAGTTGGGTTCTACCCCCTGGTGAGGCCCCTGCCGGTGGTTAAGGTTCTCCTGACGCCGGCAGGGGGATTTTCTTCAAGAGATTCGGGAGGACCAAACAAGATCCTCATGGGGAGAAGAAAAGATGAGTACTGGGACAGAAGCAAAAAAGAAGAGCGGGAGGATTGTCCCACCACCGTTCGTGATCGAGGCTCAAACGGCAAGGAACCAAGATCTATTGATCCAAAATCTGGACGGCATGCGATTGCGCGGAGCCGTGCGGGCGACGGTTGAAGTATTCGATCGTGGTTGGAAGCAGGAAGATGAAGAAGACGATCCGGATGAGGTGCGAATGGTGAGTCGTCCTGCTCCAGCACGACTGGTTGATGGAATCGGTGAGTTGCCCGGGGAACGACTCTTCGTCAATCCAGAGACGGGTGAGTGGAAGACACAAGATCCTCTTTATGGAAAGAAGTCAACGCTGAAGCGGATTTGCTTGGCTATGCGACGCCATCTGGGTTTCAATGTTGTTGGCCAGAATCTACATGGAATGAAATCGCGAAAAGGTGTGATCAATCCTGACCGAATGAAGTCACTTTGCGAAGAGTTGCTCTGTTTTGTTGAGGCCAACGAAGCCCGGATCGTTAAGGGTCGAATGCCGTCTCGTGAAGAGATCGAACAGATGCCCGGAAGATCGCTGCTGAACTGGATGAATCGACAGAATTGGAAGCAGCCGAAGTACCGAGATCAACTTGACGAGTGGGAACGGCGTGTCAATCAGCTAGACGGGAGTATTTGATGCCGCTGCCGACGACGTTTCCGCAAGCCCCGACTGGTAGGGTGAATTATCCCTCGCCGAGTGATGCCGTCGAGGCAGCCCGTCGGAGGCGAGTGGCGAAGTTTGGGGAGCGTCAGACTCGGATCGAGTGGTTTATCAAGGAAGTGAGTGAAAAGGTGGCGATTACTATGCAGGAGCGGGTGCTTCTCGCTACCCATCTGCTCATGGATCGAGTGGTGCGAAACATTTCTACTCCGGTCGTGAAAGGGATCGGACCTCGTGGTGGACGAGTGGTGACCGGTCGGAGCGTTGCGGGTGAGTTTCCTCACGCGGAGACGACGCAGTTGCTTAAGACCATCTTTGAGGAGGTCCGCGAGGAGACTCCTGGTGTCTACGAGGGCTACGTCGGAACACCGCTTGAGTATGGATTGATTTTGGAGACTCGCATGAACCGTTCCTTCCTGGTTCGGACTCTATATGAATCTGCTAACGACATTCGAGCGATTCTTTCAGGGCCTATAGGATGAGTGTGGGCGAGGCTGATCTGCTGAAGAGCATCAACACCGTCTGGGACGAGAGCACTTTGGATGCGACATTCAAAGCTTTGTGGCCGGCCACGCCCGACGGCGACGACTTTCCCGTGTTGCACGACGTGGAAGCGATTGGTGAGCAGCCTTGGCCATACTGCGTCTTCGAGATTCAGCCGGGCACCGTTTCCGAGCGGATGTCGAAGGGCGTAGGAGATCTCTGGATGATTCGGGATGTTCCTGCGGCGTTCAAAATCCATGCTGCTGAAGTGGATGATGACGACCGGACAGCAAAGCAAATAGCTGCCCATCTCGCTGAGGAAGTGATGAAAGTGTTCGGTGGACATCCGTCAGATGCACCGGAGGACATGATGTTGGACAATGGCAACCATCTGGCGACGCTTTACCAGAACGATTTTCCGATTCGCGAGGACAACGATCTCTGGATGTGGACCGTGAGCTACATATTCCGAGTCGATGTGCCTGAGGTAATCCAGCTATGAGAGTATGGGCTCAAGCTGGTAGGCAGTAGGAGGACAAGATGACGAGACAAATGGACTCGATGTCAATCTCGTTCAAGGTGAGCGGGACGCTGAAGAACGTGCTGGATGACGGCACCGGGCCCAGCGTCAACCACCCGAGCTTCTCGTTTACGAAGAGTGGTGCTGCTCTGTCCAGCGGGATTGAAGACGATCAGGCCAATCGAGCGTGGCAGTCGAAAGATCGCGAGATTGCTAGTGGGGCGTCCGAGACGCTAGATCTATACGATCTGGCTGGTGTGGACATCGGTGCCGGAGCTGGCCTGGACGGGCTGGGGCAGGCTGTGGAGTTTGAAGAGGTCGTTCAGATTGTAATTGTCAACGAGAACGATGTTGGAGCTGACGGGGCTTTGGAGATTGCTCCGGCTGCGGTAGAAGGTTGGACGCCGATTGGCACACATTCGGTAGCGACCGGTGGGGCTCTGTATGGGCAAGGATTACTGATCAAGCAGCAACTTGATGGCAGGGGGTTCGACGTCGAGGATGGAGTGAGTCACCAGGTCACGCTGACTGCGAATGGTGGAGATGTAACATACTCGATCTACATTCTGGGACGGCACGACGATGAGGAGTCTAGCAGTTCCAGCAGTTCCACTTCCAGCAGTTCCGCCTCCAGCGAATCATCCAGTAGCTCCAGTTCGAGTAGTTCGGCGACGAGCAGTTCGTGGTCGTCGAAGTCCAGCAACTCCAGCAGTTCGTCCGGTACGAGCAGTTCGTCCGGTACGAGCAGTTCCAGTAGCAGTTCGGTGACGAGTAGCAGCAGTTCGACCAGTTCGGAGAGTAGCTCTTCCTGGTCTGCTCTATGATGGTAAAACGATCCACTCTTAGAGAGGAGATAAGCAGTGAGCAGTGAGAACACTCTGACAGGGCGTTCGGGGAAGTTTGTGGTCGATGGGACTTTGGTGGCTCGGGCGACCCAGTGGCAGATGACGAAGACTCTCGCATCCAAATCTGAGTGGGGAGACTCGGATTCGATGGGGTGCACAAATCGAACCGCGGGAAGAAAAGATTCGACGTTCACAGCCGAAGGAAAGTACGATTCGAGTAATGAAGTCTTCGATTTGTTCCAGCCGGAAGACATCGCGCAGGTGACACTGTTTTTGAACGCTGTTGCTCCACTTTTGTACTACGATTACCCGAGGGCTTTGTGTGACAACTTCCAGTTGACGGTCAATATAGATACCGCTGAAGTTATCGGCTGGACAAGTAGTTGGGGAGCCGATGGTGTCTTCTACTATCCGGGGGAGCCTGATGCTCCAGTACGCACACTGCCGTAAGTGATTACCACGAGAGTATCTTCGACCAGGGGAACCTACCGATGACCGACAAGCTGTTGACGGTCGCGAAGGCCGAGATTCACTATTGGCCTCTGTGCCCATGTGAAGTGTGTAGAAGCGAGCGTGCCCGACGGGAGCCCACCTTAATCACTCCCATCCGACAAGTCTCTGTCGAGACCGCCCACGTCTTGGGCTTCATTTCCTCTCGCTGTCCCGAGGGTTCGCTGGCGAAGAAATTGGCCAGGGGAGCGTTCCCCCCAAAATAGGGGAAGATTCTCTGGCTTCGATTCTAGGGGGTTTTGGCCAGAGGGGGCTATGGGGTCCTTTCTCTTCCCGGAACCTGTTAGGGACGGTGCTAGAGGGTCTGAGAGGGAGTACATTCCGATGCGACGAATGGCCTTGAGACCAGTCGTTGGTCATGAATTGCGGTTCACCAAGCGATGGTTTCTGAACCGCAATCTGCCGACATTCCGAGAGTTGATCTACCCGCTCTGGTCTGGGAAGTCAATGCTTTACCTGGAGGTTGGGGTCTACGAAGGGATGTCTCTCATTTGGATGATGCAGTACGTGCTGACGCATCCAGATAGTCGAGCCATCGGAGTAGATCCATGGCTGATGTCAACGAAGCTGGATGGAGCTCATATGGAGGCTGTACGGGAGCGGGCATTTCATAACTTGCTTCCTTGGCGAGATAGATGCGAGTTGGTTCGTGGCAATAGCTCTGAGGTGCTGAGGAAAATGCTCAGGCGACAGGGCTGGCTCGGAGTAAGGCGAGACTCTGTTGATCTCTGCATGATAGATGGAGACCATCATGGGCTGCTTGTTTTGGATGACGCTCGTTTATGCCTTCAGTTGGTAAAGCCCGGTGGTTGGATTGTGTTCGACGATGTGGAAAACGACAGGAAGAAGAGAGAGCATGTCAAGCAAGGACTTGAGATGTTTTTGAAAGAGTCTGGAGATCGTGTGAAGCAGCTTTGGAAGCATCGTTATATGGAGGCGTTTGAGAAGCTCTGATGTCTACATTCCTTCCGGAAAAGCAAGTGTTGTTTCTTCACATCCCCAGAACGGGAGGTACGTGGATCAACCAAGCGATGATCCACGCGGGCATCCCTGTTGAGAAGTGGATGAGTGTCGGTCCGAAATATCGTCCGAGAAAACACACGATTCTCCCGCACTACTATCCAGACAGGCTAGACAGGATTCGCTATGTGTTCTGCTTTGTTCGACATCCAGTCTCTTACTACATTTCGATGTGGAGGTTTTACGCGAAGATCGCTCCGTGGGCGAAGGAACGAATCAAGAGACTCGCTGAAGATCTTCCGCCGAGAGCTACGAACGAAGCAGAAGTTCGATGGAAGCCAGATTTTCGGGAGTGGATTGAAGAGATGCTAGAGGAAGAACCGGGCTGGGCCACACGGAGGTTCGAGCGTTTCGTTGGCCCGGAGCGTGGGGAATTGTGTCACTACATCGGCAGGCAGGAAACATTGGAGGATGATTTTGCCGAGGTCATGGGCATTATTGGTTATGGAAAGCTATGGGAAAGAAAGAGAGAACAGTTTGAAGTCAAGATGGCTAGGCGTAATCGGCCTCATTGGATTCCGGAAAGCCGAGTTCCAATGATTAAGGTTGACGATGAACTGAGACAGAGAATAGAGCGAAGCGAGCGGGTGCTGATTCGACGTTTCTTTGGCGAGGAGACTTTCAAGAAACGGGTGTACAGAGATTTCAATACAGGATGTCCGACATGAGGAGAAACTGGCATGAGTGAGAGAGAATCGAGAGCAATGGGGGCGGGTACCAAGATCGTTGTCGACGAGAAGGAGTACATGTTGCGGCCGGTTACGGTGCAACATCTTTGTGATCTGGAACGAGAAGCTTTGCGGTACTATCGACGTCAGGTGCTTCAGACATATCGAGACAATGCAGACTTGCTTGGCGAGCGGGCCGACGAATTGATCGCGAAGAAGTTTGAGGAAGTTTCTCGTCTGTCGTTGGACGATCTGCCGAAGAAGAAAGCTCATGATGCTTCCAAGCTTCCTGTGACGGAAGACGCCAGGAAGTGGGCTGAGAAGTTTCGGCAAGAGATCGGAGGAGATCAGAGCGAGGAGCTTAGTGATGGCAGAGTTCGATCTTTGATCGTCACGGCTCTGGATCAGGAACGGATTACTCCCGATCACGTGCAGACGATGACCGGTCGGAGGCCAACGCTGGCCAAAGTCCGATATGATCAGTGGTGGGTCACTGGCTGTTTTGAAGGAATGGTCTCGTTCATTCACAGTTCACTGCGTCAAGATCATCCGGAGATAACGAAGGAAGACGTGGGAACGTGGCCCATTGATTCCATTTTCGAGTCGGCTCGCGAAGTGGAGAGCATCACGGTCCCAAACTTGGGAAATGGATAGGGCCTGCCGATCTCGATCACTTGTCCGGTAAGGAGACGGACGGCGAAGAAGTGGAGACCGGCGGGCTGCTGGTGGGCATGGGGAATGTTAACTCATGGATGCTTAGGATGCTCTGCGAAAACCCGTGGGAGGGTGGGGGTGGGCATCAACCGACGGAGGTGGCCCGATGGACACCGGACCAGGTATGGTTCCGGTTGTGTGACAGGAACTTGCTGAAGTTGGATGGGAGGACGGACATGGTGAGTCCGAGAGCCGTGAAGGTGAGCGAAGATGGAGTGGTGGCCGGGAGGGCGGCGGATGGTACTCCGATCAAGGGACGGATCGTCGGGAAGTCGCTGGCACGGCAGTTGATGGAGCGAGCTCAGGAGAGGAAGAGGGTGGAGCAGGAGGCCAAATCCAAGAGAAAAAAGAGGAGACGGCGATAGAGCTGAATGCTTTTACCCGTCACGAAAACTGCAAGATAGGGGGATCTTTTCGTGGGTCTAGAACTTGCGAAGTGCTACGTGGTTGCTCGCGGAGATGTAAGCAAGATCAAGGGTGATCTTGAAGCGGCACAACCGGCCGTCGAAGAGGCGGGAAGAAAATTATCGGGAGTTCTAGCTGGCACACTAGCGCGAGTTGGAGGATTGCTAGCTGGGGGTATGCTAGCAAGATGGGGATTGCGGAATGCCATGGCTGCAGAGCAGACGGCAGTCGCGTTCGAGGTAATGTTGGGAAGTCTAGAAGAAACGAAGAAAGTAATGGAAGACTTAACTGAGTATGCTGCCCTTACGCCGTTTGAAATGCCTGAAATAGAGCAGGCAGCTCGTGGCCTCATCATGTTTGGCGAGCGGGGCGAGGAGTTGATGGAGACGCTGGATATCTTGGGCAATGCAGCGGCAGGTACCAGTACTCCGTTCGGGATGATTGCTCTAGTTTTCAACCAGGTACGAGGTGTTGGCAGATTACTGACGCAAGACTTTCGGCAGTTGAGTACCCGTGGAGTTCTGAGTCTCCAAGACATTGCTGATTACTTCGGAGTTGCAACTGACGCTGCGCAAAAGATGTTGAGTCAGGGCAAGGTAGGGTTTGAAGATTTCAGAAATATCCTAAAGAGCTTGAGTGCCGAAGGGGGAAGGTTCGCGAATATGACAGAGAAGCAGAGCAAAACTCTATCAGGATTGGTTTCTACACTGAAAGACGATTTCGGCATCTTCCTGCGGAATATGGTGGAAGCGGTGATGCCGATAGTGAAGGGTATCGTTACTGCGCTGATTCAGGTCTCGTCCACTCTCAGGGAGAACGTGGTCTGGGTGACACGTTTGGCTGCAGCCTTTGTTGGAGCGAAGGTAGCAATCATGCTCGTCAACTTCGCGATGCAGATCTATACGTTGCGATCGAAAGTCGCTGCTGGCTTGAGTACCTATCTCTTGATGTTGGCGGGACCTGCTGGTTGGGCCAAGATCGCCGCGGGGATTATTGGTGCTAGCATCGCTGTTGCAGGGTTGAATCAGTTGATGGCCGGGACAACTGATGAAATCTCATCTGCAAAGCAGGAGATGGAATCATTAGCAGGCACGGAATTAGATGACTTGAAGGGCGGACTTGGCCGAGTGAAGGACTCATTGGAAGAAATCAGAAAGCCCGTTCCGATAGAGCTTGCTCCTTATGGAGTACCTAGGTTACGGCTTCCGAAGGTTGGATACAAGGTGACTGGAGAATTGGAGTTGGAGGAAGGAGGCTTCGGGGTTGAGCTTGTCATGCGTTTGCATGAAGAATACGGCAAGCTGGAAGACCAGATAAAGAGGGCGATGCGTGCGGGCGAGCCAGGTAGGCGTGGTGAAGTAGAGGGACTGGCAGAGTTGGAAGATCGGCTAGATGCACTGCGGAGAACGTTCCGTGCATTTGGAGACGAAGTCACCTTGTCAGAGGTAGTTACTGAATTTCGGGAGCGTTTGGTCGAACTAGACGTACCAGCCGGTTTGGAAGAGATCATTCGGCGGCTGAAAACTCTTGTAGATATAGGAGAATTGTCTGTTGAGCAGGCCAAGGAGATCTACAAGACTTACTACGAAGACTCGCCATTCGGGAGGCTGGCCGAGCAGATCAAAGACGTGAATTTCGAGGTGGAAGCCTTGGCAGGCGGATGGGATGCAGCACGGATCGAGTTGGAAAAGTTTGCTCGCCAGGAATGGGTGAGCCCGAAACAGGTCGAGGAAATGAAGAAGGCAATAGAACTGCGGGAAGCATGGAAAGCTGAAAAGGAAGAAGAGAAAGGATTCGAGAAACTGGCGGCGAAGATGAGAGAAGAAATTCAATCGCCTGTCGACAAAATGAGAGATTTTGTGTTCGACATTGAGGATCTCGTAGAGCGGTGGAGGCAGGGCCTTCCTGGTGGTCTGTCCCCTGCGGAGGCAGTCGAGCGTTTGAAGATGGAACGCGAAAAGCTTTTGGAAGAGAAGCCCAAGTTTGAAATGGAAGCAGGTCGATTCGGCTTTGCAGATTATGGCAAGGCTCTCCAGGATGTTTTTCTTAAGACCGACGATCCAGCGAAGAAGACGGCCGCAAACACGGCCGAAACAAACAAGAAGCTTGATACAATCATCAATGAGGGAATCAAAGGATTGGGGGTCCCCCAGATGGCTTCCTATTCGTGAGAGATGAAAGATGCAAGATCCCAGCGAGTGGAAACTGACGAGCCCCGGCGGAATCAGGCATAAGCTGATTCGTCAGTGGGGTAGGTTCGGGCGAGAGGACGCCACGTGGAATATGGAGATCTGCATCCAATCCCACGATTTGAAACAGTTTATTGAGGAGTGCTTTCCTGTACCGATCGTTGTAGGCTCGTTGGTCTTCTACCCGAGGCGATTCTATCCTGCTGGATTGCCGGCCTTGGAGTGTAAGGACGTGACCATCGAGGGGTTCACGTCAGGCAGGCCGATTGACCCGTTTGCGATCGGAATGGGACTCTATGCGGATGAGGAATATGTCAAGACGTTCGAGCCGTATCTGCGAGTTACTATTGCGTTCGGACCTTCTCCGACAAACGATCAGCAGCGAGATCCGGACAATCCGTTCACGTTTCTGGAAATCAGTGCTTCGGAGTCTGGAGAGTTTCTGACTCACGAAGTGAACCAAGATGACGTCATCTGGAAGGACAAGGATAGCAACACTGAGCAACCGGACGATAAAGATACCAATCTGAATCAGACAGTCACTGCTACTGAGGTGGAGTGGATGTGTAAGTGGCCACAGATTCCCTTCGCTTTCTTCTATGATGAGTTGAAACCGCGACTGCATGAGGCTATGGGCAAGGTGAACAATAGCCCCATGCCATTGTTTGGAGATGCTCCAGCCGAGACGATCTTGTTCCTTGGCTACCAGATGGGGCACGAATATACGTGGCGGGACGGCTATACTGGGACTAGTCCTGTGCAGGTTACGTTGAGGTTTGTAGAGAAAAACTTCATGGGACAACAGAAGAATATAGATACCGAGGTGTGGCAATCTGTGCAGGTGACACACAATCATATCTGGCGTCCGAACCACGGTTGGCAGCGACTGTTGGTGAGTGGAAACCCGAACTACGGGCAGTGTGATTTGATGACGATTTTCACTGGGTAGGTGAAAAGAGATGGCGAACGAGAAGTTTCCCGAAGTGCAAGCAGGCGAGCCGATCAAGGCCAGTCGAGCCAATCAAGAGGGGCAAGTTTTGGAGCGGGTAGCTCGGATGCTTCCCGGAACCGAGATGAGCGGACGGCATGGAGGTTCGATTCTCCAATTTGGACGGACACTGGATGCAAAGCTGGCGACGCTGAAGGTAACGGACTCCTCTGACGCTCCGGTCTATCTGGGTGTGTTTCGGCAATATGACTTCGAGTCTGGAGAGTGGTCGGATGGAACGAAGCCGTGGAAGATAGACGCTGGAGCGGTCGGCATCTCACTTGCTGAAGGGGCGTATGTCGTTGCTTACTACGACAGGAAGCGGGGGGCATTCCTTCCGGTAATGGGCGGCACGGCCGGGGCCCGCGTCATCCGGTTTGAGATCCTTGCTGCCGGGCCATTCCTCGGCGAGATGGCGGTCGAGTGTGACAGCGTGAGGGCTGAGGTCCTGGACGTGTCG